GCCACGTTGATTATCACATGACACTGCGTCAAATTACGCAGTGTGTCAGTGGTCCGACTTTCATTATTAATCATGATTTTAATCGGTTCGCAGAGGGTGTTGGTAAATATGTTGATCATGATGGTGGACCTCAGTGTGAAGCTAAGGTTACCAGGTTCGGAACACGAGTTAGTATGACGCCAGATAATGGTACGCCTTATCTGAATCATCCGTTTCATAATTGGCAAAGCGAAGGTAGTGTTGTTAGCCCTGATGGTGCTTTCACCTATGTAAGGCTTGGAGATTATGGTGAGACGTCAGTGTATTATTGCCATCCTAGTGATGGTGTTTATAATATAAATGACCCTAATGCCTTAACAACCAAGTTTTATGGATCTTTGCCGAACGTTTGTGGTTATACTGTTACTTGTGATCAGGAATTTGGAATGTATAAATTTGTGCATCCTATCAATTTGATCGAACATGTTTTGCCGATAGGGTTGGTGGATAAGTGTGCTTTGGCTATGGCTTCGTGCATTCGTGATGCTAAGTATCCCGATACTTTGCGGTCTTATTTGTCAGGTAAGATGATCGCTGGAGGAATTGATGAAGGGTTAACTGAATTGGCTTATGGGTTGGTCAGTTACCTTTCTGATGTTCATGCCGTTAAGACTGTCCCATTTGCTTCTTGCATTATGGGACATCCGGTAAATTTCAGATGGTCCGATATCGTCAAATATAGAATCATTATTTTCCTTTCGTATTTTCGTGGGAATATTGGTGATTTCATACGCAATTGGGTTATAGGCAATAAAGTTACTCGTAGGTTGGTGCCTTGGATGTTTAATACCGTCCGAGTTGCATCTTATGAGGCTTACACGAATAGAATGGAGTCTAAGTTTGGAACGGGGTTGACGATGCGGTTTAATAGACAGCAGTTTCCGACTCCGGCCACGCCAGTTGTTCCCAGCGTTGCTGGATGTGGTCAACATGGTACCAGCGAAAACGCTAGACAATGTACTAACATCTATGGAAACACGCGTGTTGAACACAGTGCCCAAACCACTACCCCATCTAACTCATCAGTTTCTGGAGAATCAACCATATGTGACGATGCCGAAAGTTCGCGGAGTGTTACACCCGTTGAGCCAGACGTTGTTGCAGTGGAACCCACTGTTATTGAGGGAGGGACAGGAGAAGGTGCGCATGAGCTGCCAGTCGGTGCCGAAAGCCCTCAAGGGCCAACGGATGGTCAATTTGAGGGACGAGGTTGCCGACGCAGCCGTGTTGTTCGAGCCGACCTTAATTTGCCCTTACAACGAGATGAACGTGACACTGTCATTGAGCCCGTTCTCACACCCGGCACTATCTTGTCGTGTGAGATCATTGAAGGACTTATTGCTAGCTTCACTCTCACCACGAAGTTTG